GTCGGGAATCCCTACCAAAGGCTAACTAAGCAAGGCTGGCGCCAAACTTAGAAAGTTAAGTAGGGGGGGGGAACGACAGGACAAAAGAAAGTGATCGGTCAGTCGGGATCGTCTTAGAACGTAGCATGCTCCAAACAGGTCAGTAGGTGAAAACCTCCTGCATATTTGCAGCCACATTCTTCAACGGTCTCGGGGTATTGTTCAGAAACGGAAGGCAGAGTTCCACAGTCGAAAACGTAAAAGTCATCTCCAAGGAAAATGTAATCCGATTCAGGGTTTTCGGGCGGGGTCGGGTCAACTTGCTGGATTTGACGTCCAACAAGAGTTGGTTTCACAAGACGGGGCTCCGGCTTGGACCTCGGCTCAGTTTGATCGCTAGTAGTGGGCTCTTGCTCGACTACCTTTGACGGCTGCTGAAACTTCAGTCCAGACGAAGGAACTTCATCTTCTTTCCTCTCAAACTCGACTTTATAAGTCGGAGCCTGGAAGGACTTCGTGCAGTTGCTCTTGAACACACGCTGAATAGCGAGGTTCAAACTCATGATCTTTCCACGGAGGACCTCCTCGATAGCTCGAGAATCTTCCAGTGCAAACTTGAAATCGTCATCCAATTGGACGAGCTGGTTCAAGACTGAGCGCTGGTTTCGGACAAGCTCCTTGAGCTCACCAAGATTATCGAGTGCCTTGCAAGCAAGGGCTTTAGCTTTTTGTTGTTGTTTTTGTTGTTTCGATTCCATAGGTTGGTGTCGGAACGCGAGCAAAATGCAATGGAGGGTTAGCTCTTCCTTTGCCTCCAAGGGTGTCAATCTCGTAGACACTTCACACGCCACTTGCTAAAGGTGGATAAGCTGAGATACCCTACTAGGTCCGGCTACTCGACTGCTGGTTCGTACTCGACCGTGAGTTTTCGCCTTTCTTGCGTAAGGTAGTTGTTCAGAAGGAACAGGGATTTTGGTTGAGCTTGCCAAAGGCTCTGGTTAGGATTTCTCCAAGGCCCACCGAAGTGGAGATAGTTTAAAGACATACCCAGGTCTGGCATACGAATCCAACTTGGAACCAGAGGTTGAATCCGTACCGGGACAATAAGAGCCCATCCTCGTACGACATCGCAATGCGCTTAAACCCACTTCTTGAGAGCGGTGGGCACCGACGCAAAGCTCAATTTCAGCCTTACAATTGGTGTGTGATTTCAGCTAAATGCTTACTATCACACAGAGATTTTAGTTGAGCTTGCCAAAGGCTCTGGTTAGGATTTCTCCAAGGCCCACCGAAGTGGAGGTAGTTTAAAGACATACCTAGGTCTGGCATGCGAATCCAACTTGGAACCAGAGGTTGAATCCGCACCGGGACAATAAGAGCCCATCCTCGTAAGACATCGCAATGCGCTTAAACCCACTTCTTGAGAGCGGTGGGCACCGACGCAAAGCTCAGTTTCAGCCTTACAATTGGTGTGTACTTTCCTAATGTACTAGCACACGGGTATTTTAGGTTGCTTTAGGCTACCATAGCCTCGTTCCATTCACGCCGGTACTGCGCCCAAGTTTTAACGCTCGGGTACATACCAGTCGCTGCATAGAACGCATCAATCATGAGACTTGAGTACCTCTCGAAATGATCCAAGGGATACTGAGCAAGCTCCATGACCGAGTTTTTGACGTTTTCTTCTGTGGCAAGAACAGAATCGGGCGATTTTCGCACCCAATTCGGTGTCTCCAAAATCGTCGTCATGTCATTAGGACAGCGCCAAAAGGCACCATCTTGGACGAAACGACGTTTCAGATAGTTCACTTCACTTATCAAACGATAAGGAGCCACCTCCCCTCCAGTCTTCGCTTCATCAGTGTACGTCATCCCGAAGGACGCATACGCCTCAGTCGCAGAATTCTGGTTGAAACGACAAGAGATTTCATCGGATATGTTCACTACGTTGTCATCACCATACGACACCATCGAAACATGAGTTTCGAAGTCATCGTTCGGACAGACGCGGTAGAAACTGATCCTCATCGACACGCTATTGTAGAAAGAATTCAGAACAGTTGTGAGCGGGTTTCCGGACGGTTGTGAGTGGGTCAACGAGATGAATTTGTCTCCGCACAGATGCACAGAGTTGAAAACTTCACGCATCAACACTTCTCGGACTAGAGCGTTTTCGGGTCCATCATTGTAGAACTTATTTGCAACGGATGCAAATTGAGCCATGATACAGCTATTAAGCGTACCGTCGAATGTTGAGAAATCGCCAGCAAACACACGTTTGCCTTTGACTTGCAGTTTCTTCGCGGTTCTGGCCCAATCGATTCCATAGGGATCAGTCCCCACGGATTGCTCGTTGGTGATTTTGTTCTCCATGATGTGCGCGATGAAACCAATGAAATACATTCTGAAAAGAATAGTGTAATCCATTGGTCCGAAAGCAAACACTCTCGTCTTCAAAGCATCGACCTTTGCAATCGGTCTTCGCTCATCTTTCAAGCAGTCATTCCACACGGTGGGACATCGAATGCCTTGCTTAGCAAGAGACAAACGGTACTCGACGGCGGCGCGCACATCTTCATCGAAGATGTATGCGTCGTCCCCGAGCCACGTTGTTTTGCCAGGCTTACCAGATTTCCGGTCGAACACCCAAGGGTATCCGGGCGACGTTTGTCGAGTTATCCCTCCGACGTACTCAGAAACGAGCGAGCCCGCGATAGCTTCCTCAAAAGAGAAAACTTTTCGCAGACGCTTGTCAAAAGTACTAGAACTCAGCAGCTTCGCAGCCACTTCGTTGACGGCTCGGTCGATTTCATCCTGCGGTATGAACGGCGTGTTCACAGCGCACTTTTCCATGTTCTTGTAGAGAATGTTTTCGGTCGGGTGTCGAAGATAAGCAGGTTTGGTCTTGGGTTCAGAGTAACCATGGATCACGGACTTCTCGATGTCAGACTTGAGTGGGGCACTAGGCAATCTGTTGCATTTTCCAACAAATCCGAACGTATGTCCGGGCATGTCGAAAATCTTTTGCAGATCGGCAAGAGTGTGCTCCACATTTACCTGTAGGTTTACAGGTGTAATCTCAAGGTTCGGCAACATGTCAAAATCCGTGACAATGGTATCCGAAAAACGCTGAAGGGCGTTCAACAGATCCTTCTGGGTCACACTTTGTCCAAAAGCTTCCTTTCCGTCAGGGGTCGCAGCGATGTGGATTCCGGCAATCTTACGTATGAATGATGTATCATTACACACGATGGGACCACCACAATCCCCACCTTTGGTGTTCAGATTGTACACGATGGCATCCCTCATGTGAGTGAGTTCTCCATCGAAATTCAGCAGTCGTTCTTCCATCTTCGCAACGGCATTGCCGAGGATCATGCACATCGGTTGGTCTCGAATGATTCGCAACGTCGGTACACAAACATCGACTCGCCGAACAGCAAGCTCGGGCATCGTTTGGAAATGCTTGACGAGATCACTGTGCGCATTCACATAGCGGGGAAACCTCATCAGCATGGCATCTTTGTGTTCTCCATCAGAAGATAGGATAGCCGAGAAAGTTATCTCAGACATCGGCACCTCAAATTTCGAACCGAAGGCGTTCCAGATACTCAAAGATCCAGCGTTCGCGAGAAAGTCACGCAAGTGCATAGGCACCAGCATAACTCTATCACGAACAAAAAGACCATTAAGAGCTGAAGCACCATCAACATGAATGTGATAAAGATTGCTCAAGATCCGATATGAAATCAATTCCTGAGCGGTCTTATCTTTCCAAGCTTGAAGTTCAGCAGCAGTTTCCAAAGCTTCTCTCTTTACCACGGGCATACGTCGGGTCACACTATCCGCAGAAGCCGAAGCCTCTCGAACAGTCGTAGGGTTCTTCCTTGTCACTGAGTCAGCAGAAGCCGAGGCTTCCCGGACATTCGTGGGGTTCTTCCTGGTTACTGAGTCCGCAGAAACACCTGCCTCTCTGACGTTCGTCGGGAGTTTTCTCGTCACGAGATCAGCAGAAGCCGATCCCTCAACGAGATTGTCTTTGAAGTCACGTTCGAGCAAAACGGGGTAAGCAGAGAGCACATCATGTTCCAGAAACTGGGTAACATGCTTTTGCCTCTTCTTCTTCTCCTGCTTCGAGATCATTTTCCAGATTCCTAGTCCTCCGAGAATGAGCGCAACCAAAACCAAAGCGGTTTTGAATTTACTCACTCTCTTCAGAGCGTCACGCAGAGCAGATGTTGGGGCCTCAACGTGGGTGAGTTCGGTCATGTCCAAATCTTTGTTCCAATGAATATTGATATCTTCGATTTGTCTTTGAGCGTAAATGGCTCTCAACTTGTTGAATCGCGCCTCATCGATCCGCACGTCCAATTTATCATTGAACAGCATCGAATCTTGAAGTGCAACACGAGCTTTGTTGATCGCCATGTCCAAGAACTCATCATAAGTCAAGGCATTGTCATCCATCCATTCGGGGGGGTTGGGCGTTTCCTTTTTGGGGGTCACGCAACTCTTCGTTTCCGGGTCGTAGAGATTCACAAGATAGGGTCGCGTATCACACGGTCCATCGCATTTATCTCGGTCCAATCGGGCCACGATTTCTCCTCGTTCGGCTGAAAAGCCATCCTTAGAGAATTCGGGCTTGATCGTGATCTTCGCACACAAGTCAACACGTCGCCGGTAAGCATCCGGGAATGTCAGGGAGTTAACCTTCAATTCCAAGACGTTACTAGTGAGTATGATGGCCTGGGACACGAATTTCGTTCGCTTCTTCTCCTCAAGGTTAGCCATGTGCAACGGGTAGGGGGCTAGATTTCCAGCACGGATAATCTCCATGAACTCAACATTCGGATTCGTTGACGAATCGGTCATCTGACCGAAATCATCGTAAATACAAATGCGTTGTCCGGAATATCCGTCCCAGAACTCTTGTTCAACGTTCCTGAAGTACACCTCAGACGCAAAGTCTTTGGCGCTCTCCAACGTGTCTGAGAACACAGCATTGAGGTCACTTGCGAGGGGCCAGGTCATTCCAGATTTACCAACTCCTGATTCACCAAAAAGATGAACCACGAGTGGCTTACAGCGGGGTTTGTTTCCGAACACACCAGTGTAATCACACTGCTTGCGCATTTCCTCAATAATCTTGAACATCTTTTGATAATGGGCAACAAAACTGCCATCCACCTTCAAAGTTTTCACGATCATGGAGTACTCCACGCCTTTCTTGTACAGTCGATCAATTGTGAAAACAAGTTTCTTGTCTTTCTGCATTCGAACGGCAACGGGTTCTTCAACGCGCATGAGGTCGAGGATGTCTTTGGTCCAGTCTTGATAACCACTTACGTAGTCATCGAGTCCTTGTTTCTTCACGCCGGGGGAGATCTGATCGGTAATCCAATCACCGATATCTGAAAAGATACCAGTAGCTGATTTACCAAAGTCGGTTATGTTCTTGAGATTGCGTGAGCGATCACCATAGAACTTCAGGAGTTTGTCTGGGTTGGCCGTATTAGGCAATCCTAGCGCAAGCTGCAGCAAAAATGCCACAACTATTGCCAGAACACCTCCGGTAACTTCTCGGTTCTCGCCAACTTTCGTTTGGAATTCAGACGCAAGACCAGTGAGTGCCTCAAGGTCGATCTGTCGAACGGCCTCTTTGGCACCAACCAGTTGCGAAACACCTTTCACGGCATCAGCTCCAAATTCACACATGATGTTAAAAAGAAGTGAATACAACTTCATACCATCACGCGCGAACATGCAGTTGACGAGCACCTTGAACACCGACATCACACGAGACACAACATTGTGTTTGAGACCGAAGTCAAAAACATTTTTGATAGACTCGAGCGTGTCATTGGCCAAAGCGGTTGTTTCAGCCATTTTGTCAGCAGCAACGTTCATTTTGTTCACAACGGGTTGAGCCGTTGCAGCCAGGTTTCCAACTTCGACAACAGTTCGGGCGATTTGGGGTCCAGTCGCAGTGATGAAAGCTCGTGCATCTTGCACGAGATCTTTCGCACCGGGAACAATCTCGATTTGTTTTTCCGCAACTCGAACGATATACTTCGAAGGAAGTATACCATTGATTCCGGAAGTGAGAATCACGTCGTTTGAGGAACGATAGAACTTTATTCCATCGCGCATCGCAGCATGCACATCCACAGTGATAAGAGTATCACTACGGTTGCGCACACCCGAGAGATGTTTGTGGGTCCAGTCAACGATACCCTCAACAAGATGAATTGAAGTTCGCTTCATCACAGAGAGTCCGTTTGCCAAAATTGAGTCAACGTTCGTTTTCAGTGTCGCGTGCACACAGAATCGCTCGACATCCTCCTCCGCCAAAAGGCAGAAAAGAAGATCGGGGTCAACCTTCATACGACTATGATGTCCTTGGTTGGCACGAATGTACCAACCACCGATGGTGCAGACCATATCGAACCGCTTCTTCGGGCACATAGCGGTGATCTCCTTCATCTCCTCGAAAGTCACTCCAGTTATCATCTCAACCTCTTTACAGAGGGCGTATCCGTTGGGACCAACGATTCCAACATGACGACCATTGTCGCCATGTCGAAGCAAGCTAGAAAGTCTTATCGACTTCCTCACTCTAGCATGATCAGCTTTGTTCTGTCGAACAGCGTTAGTGATTTTCCGAGGCCAAACGCCATACAAGATGGCGATGAAGGTGATTGCGTAGGTCAGCAGCATGAATTCAATCAAGAGTTGGGTTGTAATATCCATTCGTTTTGAAAAGTAGAAAGGGCACTCGCCAGCAAAAAGGGGGGGACTCAACGAGCCTGAACACAATTGAGATTTCGGGTTACGGGTTGCTACCCCAGATTAGCTATTTACCGAAAGTCTCCACACACACAGATTCTCTCCTTACTTCCACTCCAGTAGTGATTTTAGAATATCTACATTGATGGTTGTTTGATCACGTATTGATCCTGTTTCAAATTACACGGCATGTACTCATCGGGGGTCAAGTCCTAAGAGCAGGGATCACCGGGCTTCAGATTCACAGGTACGATCACAAACCAATCAACTTCAAAACGTATTCACTAAAGAAGCTTATCATAAGTGCAGTACCAGTACAGTCAGCAACTGGTTGTCTCTACATTCACACACACATTCACACACATTCACACTTTAGCGGTAGCTATCAAATCGGACTTAAATGGTTTCGTCATCCGAATTGGGCCACTACCACAGGGGGACCAATCAAGAATGAGCAATTGAAATCATCCTTCGCGGCCACAAAGGTCACGGGGGAGTCTTCAGTTGTCACTGGCGTGTATTTTTCGTCGCTAAAAAGCCTTAGATTGGGGAATTGAGTATTGACCAGCGGATCAATGTCTTCGTCTGTAACAGCACGTCGATACGTACTGTAATACGGAACAGTCACTTCGTGAATTGGAGTCGTGTTAGTAACCGTAAAGTGACTCGGCAGATGTCGTTGGGAAAAGAGGGTCACTTGGCTATTGGTGTTATCATCGAGCACAGATTGTAGAACAGGAGTTCTCGCAACAAACTTAAAAGAAAGTCCACCACGGTAAAAACTAAAGAGATTATTGCAAACTGCAAGATAACCTCCATGATCATTACTTAGGTTTGTTTTCCAGACAGGTTTATCGGCGAGAGTTCTTCTGAATCCACGGGTTGCTTGGCGAAGTGAAACACACATTTCACCTCCAACAGTTTTTGTCGCAGACAGATTCGTATCAAAATCGTTTTCGTTTCCAAAGCAGATGAAGTCGTTGGGTTTATCACCCTGTTTCTTAACGTCAGTTGGTCTGACGTAGAGGGGCCAGGAGAAACCGAGAGGTCCGGAAAGGGCAACATTGGTGTAGTGTTTCCACACAACAATATTGACCGTCTGGGAGACAGTTTCGGGGGCGTTCAGGGGGGTCAACACTCGTACGTACAATCTACCATACTCAGCATCTTCCAAACCATTATACGCATAGCGCATAACAGTACGGGAGATGAAGGGAATGGTAAAATGAATTTCCGAGCGATTCGTTATATCAACAATTTCACGGTATGCATTGGACGTGTCATCAATGTTTCCAACCGGGGACCAAAAGATCTCCAATCGGCCTACATGGAATTGTGTCTTAGCAATTGAGATACGAAAGTGAGTGTCAGCACGATACAAACGGAACTTGTTGATGAGATAATCACCACAGGTGGAGTCACAGGCGACTGGAACAACACCAGGGATGGTTTCCTCATACATACCAGGTCCATTCATAACGGTAAAGAGATTGCCGGGGGGGTCAGATGTTTTCCAAGGGAATACTCCCACTACTCCAGGACGAGCGCAGATATAATCCACACTCATCTCATCCACGTCTTCAGAAGCATTGTTATCTTGTTCAGCAATGGAATTCTCAGACGACATACCCAGGACAACAGAGTTATCCGAGGATACGAAGTTATTGAATCCATGTGCAGGCACGGGGACGACAATACTTTTTGAGGAATCATTCGGGCGAGACCATCCAAAAATAGAAGCTACTCCTCCAACAAGATCAGAAGCCCAAGAAACGGTTGAAGCAACCGTTCCCACAACAGGCAACTTTTCAAGTTTAGAAGAGACGTTTTTAATTCCAGATGAAACTTGCTGAATAGGTCCAGGGGTCTCACGTTTTCCTTGGTACACCGCACGCAGGGGCGTAGGCATACGCAAGTCGACGTTCTCAAGCCAACAAAACACCTGAATACCTATAGAGGCATCAGGAGAATTGGTAGCAACTTCGACGGGGGTCAGGAGCCAAATGTCAACACACGCGGCATCCCAATCAGTCGGTTCGTACACATTGAGGTCAAGAGCTTCTGCTCGAGAACACCAAGGTATACGCATCTCACCTGATGTAGCCTCACGAATATCAATCTCAAGAGATTGATACGAAGTGAGACCACGTCTTCCTTTTCGGTAAATGCGTTGAGAATCCACTCGCAGTCGATCGTTGGGAGATAAAGTCACAAAGACCTTACCAGCAACAAACGGGTTAGCGGATAATTCAACCTTTACCACAACGTCAGTTCGGAACCAGCGATAGTAGTTCAACTTCTCTTTGCGAGCCACGGTCATGGCATCACGGGGAAAAGTAAAACTCTTCACAGGCATCTGATAATCGTTTCCGAGAGCGGGGAGTCCTTTGATTACGGGCGATGACGAGTTAAGCCGAGAGGACCAGATTTGCACTGGTCGTTTCAAGAAGGTCTTAATCGTAACGACATCACCGATGTCAGTAATGTGGGAATCAACAGCTTTCAGATCCTTGTTTTCAACAACGGAAGCCTCCATAAAGGAAGTCTCCATTTGATTTTCCGGGGTCATTGAGGGTGTGGGTACACCCATTTCAGAAGAGTCAGTTAGGTCGATTTCGTTTGGTTGGGTAGCGAGTCAATTTTGAAGTTGAATGCCGACTCAGACAGACAACAGTTTTGTCAATGGTTTTTCGGGGGCTGCCCTGAGGTGACCATCCCTAAATAGGGCACCTAGACACTACAGCAGTCTTACAAGCTTTTGACAATTATACTCGTAAGAAGATCACGCAGTGAATGATTGTAGGTAATCACACCTCCCTCCGGGACGGAGTACTTAAGGTACCAACTATACATTTACAACATAGATTTCCACCTAAAGGTGATTTCGTGGAAAGTACGAGGTTTTGCTCCAGATTAACTCACTGCTGGGCCAGTGCTAGTGTAACGTAAACCATACGCCCTATCGGTAATGGGGAACCGGGAAATATTCTTTCGAACCCTTGCCTAAGGCATTTGTCGTACGCTGTTAAACGTAC